TTAATAACTAATCTTTTTACTCACACTACGGCTTACATCAATAACATAAAACAGTGCCTGTATATCATTAAGATGCAGTTTAAAATCAGTAAATTCTGGGCTATCATTTAACGAATGGCAGGTAATATATCCCTCTTCGGTATTATGCTCCACAATCTCTTTTAATAGCGGCATCTTGCTCTGCGTAGTATAAATAACCCAATACGGGAAATCGCGAAATCGTAACTTATCTACCCAATGGTGACGTTGCAGCTCGCGAGTACTCACTATACTGTCGCGAATAATAGCATTATTACTACCATCGTCCATACTATCGCCATTTACACGAAACGCCACATAACGCCCCTGCAAAGGCTTATCTACTAAAATACCATGTTGTGCTAAATCCATCAAAAAATCAGTATCCTGATAACTACTAAGAAATCCTGCCTGTATTTTAAACTCTGCCAAAGGCATAAGCATATAATACTGACCATTTGGTAACTCGATAAACTTATTACCATTTTTATTTTCAAAATCTTCACTAAGCGGTTTCATACCATTATGAACCACCGAAAGATAATCTACAGCTTTGGGCTCTAACACCTTGTGCAATATTTCGCTTTTAGATTTTGGTATAGGTCGTCCTTTCTCATAATTAATGATAGTCTCCCTACTTGAACCAATAAGTTCTGCAAGCTCCTTTTGAGTAAGACCTAATCGCTCACGACCCTGTCTTATTTCTAAACCATTAATAACCATAACTTTATATAACTTTAACCATTAAACCTCAACAAAAGTTTAAAATTTAACTTGATTTAATTTTGAAATGTGCAATATTACACTTAATTTTGTCCTGTATTTGAACAAAGATACTTATAAATGTGCAAAAAACAACATGTAAGAGAAAAAATAAATGAGTTAGAAAAAATAAAATGGGCATATACGCGTTGTTTAACTAAATATAGTGCAGCAAACGATGTGGAAAACACCACAAAAGCGCAGTATAAAAAAGAGAAAACAAAACAATTATTACGCATATTATACGCCGAACTATATCAATTAGATGAAAATGTGGAAAATAAACCACCAAAAACAATCGTTAGTGTAAAAATAAATTACACTAACGAAGAACTAAGCGCAATATTACACTTTAACAATGATAAAAAATTTACTATAACAGAATAACCACCCCTTACCCCAACTAAAAAAGAACTATCATGAAAAAAATTTACAGTAAGCTGCAAGCAATTAACAGCCGCATTACCGACTGTGAAAAAGAAATAAAGGCAGTAAAACAACTTCCGTTTTACAGCATCTTTAACCGCGAAGCAAAACGCGAAAAAGACCTTGAAGCACTACAAGAATTACTAAATAGCCTTTTACACCAAAAAGTAGAAACGCTCCATGCGTTAACGTTACAAATTTCTCAAGAAAAGTTAGCTGTCACATCATTACTACAGCACCATTAGGCACTCTGCCCACATAGTTATCAATAATCCAATACTTCAACATTTTTTTTAATTATTAAACTTTTCATCATGAAAATTTCAGGAAACATTGAGAGCATTGAGTACCGTAACACAGCCGGACACGAAAAAAAAGTAGTAACCATAGCACCAGGATTTAGGCAAAAAGCCTTTGTAGAATTTCGCGGTAGGCGCATGGCAGATCTTGACGCCTTTAAAGAAAACGACGAGATAGAAGTAACCGTAACACTAGAAGGAAAAACCTCTAAAAATAGCGGTATACAGTATAACAACCTTGTAGCACAAGAGGTAACCCAAACAGGGAGTGCCCTTATGCAATAACCATGAGGTAAAACCCCTCAAAACCAAACAAACATTAACATTTAAAACAGCCCACCCAAAAAACATGGGGCAGAGCACTGAAAAACAATGGAATCAAAACAACAAGAATATACCGTAAAAATACTCGAACAGTTACAACAACTTTTCGAAACAGAATGTGAAAACCACATCGATATAAAAGAACTGGAAGACAACAGCAATGCTGCCGATTTTTTTCATGCACTTGGCAATCTTGCACCAGCAGTAGTATATAACAAACTAACTAAAAACAGTGCTGGTACACTCGATTTTAACCAAATAGCCAATAGGCTCTGTTTTCAAAATGTAAAAATAAAAGAAACAGATAGTCAAAAGTCATAAAGACGAAAGTTGTAAAGACGCAGGTTGCAGTCACAGAAAAACAGCTAACGTCATTGCGAGCGAAGAGCCACGGAGCGTGGCAATCTAAATCATATAGTCAAAAATAACATCCTCTTTTGGCTATTGGCTTATGCCTAATTACTAATATCTATTAAAAAACCCAACGTTAACCCAAATAATAGCCTCCATACTATTACAGCAAAAACCAACCTAATATTTAAACCAACAAATTATTAACACTATGCAATTTAAAGCAAAAGGAATCATTACCGCAGTAGGAGAAGTAAAAACTACAAAACTAGGCACAGCCGTACAACAAGTTCACTTTGAGCAAGAAACAGGCAGGATAATATACCCCAGCGCACTCGGCACAAAAATAGAATTGTTAAACGACCTTTTTCCTGGCGATGTAGCCGAGATAGAATTTCATATCTCAGGCTCAAAAGGCACCTATAACAATGTAATAATAGACAACTTGGCACGCGTATAATGAAAGATCCCGCATTTCCATTCTATGCCCAAGACTTCTTGGTAGGCACACTCCACATGACGTGCGAAGAAACAGGAGCTTACATAAAGCTCCTAGCTTACCAGTGGGTAAACCTTGGCATACCCAAAAAAAGAATTAGCATAATTATAGGCGCAGGTTGGGAAAACGTGTGGCTATCCATTCGCGAAAAGTTTGTCGAGAAAAACGATGTGTATTATAACGAAAGGTTAGAGTTTGAACGCGAAAAAAGAGCACGGTTTAAACAAAAACAATCAGAAAATGGTAAAAAAGGTGGTCGTCCCAAAAAAGACAATGCCCCCCAAGGTCAAGACGGGGCGACTACCAATACCATTACTAACAACAATACAAATCAGGACGAAACCAATAACCCAACCCTAACCCAAAAAAAGCCTTTAGAAAATGAAAGTGAATATGAAATAGAAAATAATAATGAAAATAGAAAAGAGGGTACGGGAGAAAAACAAAACATAACCTACCCCTACCCTACCGAAGCATTTGCACAACAATGGCAAGCATGGAAAAACTACCGCGCTACAGAACATAATTTTCATTACCGCAGCCCGCAAAGCGAGCAAGCAGCCCTTGCCGAACTCGGCACCCTGTCTCTTGATAGCGAAGCCGATGCCATAGCCATAATGCACCAAAGCATGAGCAAAGGTTGGAAAGGATTTTTTGAACTGAAAAGCAATGAGCAAACAAGAGCACCTTCCCGAAAAGGCAAAACACAGTATAGCAACGATTTCAAACGAAAAATTGCTGAAGGTTTACAGTCCCGTTAACTGTATGCGACATTCAGGAAAGTTGAGCACCGTAGCACAGGCAATAAACGCCCCCGCCCCCACACTAGGCAGCATTCAGCGCGAAAAAAACACTGCCTTTGCCAATGCACTCGTAATGGGCTGGCTAGTATACTTAAACGATATACTCAACCTAAACAAACCCATGACAGAAGAACAGATAGAGCTATGCGCCCAAGAGGTAAACAACAACTATTACAGCCTAAAAATGAGCGACCTAACCTATTTGTTCAAGAAAATCATCTCGGGGCAATATGGCGAGTTTTACGAAAGCCTTACCATAGCCAAAGTACTATCATTCTTTCGTGATTATTTTGAAGAGCGTTGCCAAGTAGCCGAAGAAGAAAGCCACCGCACCCATGCCGATTTTAGCAGTATCGACGAGTTTAACTACTCGCAAAACCTAAAACGGATATGGCATGGCAAAAGCAGCAAGAGTTAACACCTCATCATTACCAATAGTTCTTTGATATACTGATTTTTAACCAAAAATAAATACCATTTGCACACGCGTGCAAATGGTACAATTATTGTAATTTTATTAACACAACAATTAAAATAAAATTTGTTACTTTTGTAATACCAACTAAAAACCATCCGTTTAAATGCAAAAACCTATGTATAACCCAGTTACTATTGTAAACTACTTTATAAAAAAGTATGCTAACGACGATCAGTTAACGCCAATGAAGTTAATAAAACTAACTTACATTGCCTACGGGTGGTACTTAGCATTGAGCGATGGCGACAAGCTAGTAACCGAAGAACCACAAGCTTGGGATCTAGGTCCTGTACTGCCCACACTATACCATACCCTAAAAAAGTATGGCGGCAATAAAGTTAACGAGCCTATTTTCTTAAAAGAAGCCAACAAAGACGCTATTTCTGATGAAGACGCTGAGTTTTTAGACTTTATATGGGATAAATACGGGCAATATTCTGGCAAAGAGCTAAGTGCCATAACACACACCAAAGGCACGCCTTGGTCAGAAATATACCCAAAAGGGTACAATCTTACACTCCCAAAAGAGTTAGTACAAAAATACTACGAGACCAAAATGCACGAAGTATTAGACCACGCATCATAAGTCATAGAAATCAAGTAGTATCCATCAACTATGAGCGACAAAGGCAACTTCAACGTTAAAGAACTAAAAAAACTACGACAAATATCGTTTAGGGATACCAAAATAGAGGTAAACCCCGAAGACGAAATTAAAGCCGAAGAACAAGAAATAAGTTTTGAAGAGCGCGAACGTCAAGCCGAACTAGAACGCTATGAAGCCGACTCCATACACCGCAAGAAACTTATACTCTGGGCAACCACATTAGTAAGCATTTGGCTTGGTGCTGTTATCATTATCCTACTCTCCGTAGGTTTCAATATAATTAAACTTTCAGATACCGTTATGGCTACCCTACTGGGCACAACCACACTTAATGTACTGGGTTTAATGGCTATTGTACTAAAAGACTTGTTTAAAGGGAGGGATAAATAGCTATGAAAGATTTACTTAAAGACTTTTTAGAAACATCTCGCGACAGGATTAAAACCCCTATCACAGGTTCGTTTGCATTAGCCTTTCTACTTTGGAACTGGCGCCCTATCCTCGTCTTGCTTTTATCTGACAGCTCCATTGAAAATAAAATTAAACACATCGATAAAAACTATTGTGGCTATTGGGCATTATTAGCACCTTTATTGATTGCCATATTTTATACTTTGCTTGTACCTTATCTTACAATGATTATTGAGCGAATGACCTTAGGAGCTATAAAGGGGCAGAGGTATAACAAAAAGGTATTAGATAAGCTAGAGGAGGAACAAAATAGAATTTCTCAAGAGTATGAGTTGATGAAAGCTTCTCGTGAGTTTGAAATCGAGCAAATAAAAAGTGGACAAAGATCCATTAATGAATTAAGTGAAAGAATAGCTTCTTTAGAAGCTAAATTACAAGCCTCTAAAAATTAAAAATAATCCTTCCTTATTATTAAAAATACCCAATATTTCACAAACCCCAACTAAATGAAAGAAGCACAATCTACTGTAGCTTCCACCAAAATACGCAAACCCCGTTATAAAAAAGAATATCCGCATCAGGCATACAAGCTATGCTTACTAGGCGCAACCGATAAAGAACTCGAAACCTTTTTCGGCGTGTCCTCTAGTACGTTAACACGTTGGAAAAAAACCCACGACGAGTTTAACATCCAAATCATAAAAGGAAAAAAAGCCGCCGATATGGAGGTAGCACTATCGTTATACAATGCCGCTATAGATAGGGTTATAACCACCAAGCAGGCAATAAAGTGCAAAGAAATTTATTATGACGATAACGGCAAGCGCGTAGAAAAAGAGCGTATAGAAGTGGTTGAAGTAGAAAAACACATCCCTGCCGACTTCCGTAGTCAGCAATTTTGGCTCAAAAATCGCAACCCCCAGCAGTGGAGCGATAAGCACGACGAAGCCGACGAACCGCAAAAAGACATACTGCTTAATTTGGGCTCTGGTCAAAACCCCGAAGCAGATGAAGCTGTTGGTTAAACAAGAACACGCCATTTACTACCTAAAAGACAACCTAACTGAAGAGGTACTCTACGGCGGAGCAGCAGGCGGCGGCAAGAGCGCACTCGGGTGTCTTTGGCTCATGGAAATGTGCCAAAAATACCCAGGTACACGGTGGCTCATGGGGCGTAGCAAGCTCAAGAACCTGAAAGAAACCACCCTCAACACCTTTTTTGAACTCGCTACTATATTACAAATCAGTAAGCAATTTCATTACCGCGCTCAGGAGAATATAATCAGGTGGAACAACGGTAGCGAAATACTGCTAAAAGACTTGTTTCATTATCCCAGCGACCCGAATTTTGACAGTTTAGGTTCGCTCGAAGTTACAGGCGCATTTATAGACGAATGCAACCAAGTAGTCTATCATGCTTGGCAAATCGTAAAAAGTAGAATCCGCTACAAACTATCAGAACACGGGCTTATCCCGAAAATGTTAGGCAGTTGCAACCCCTCTAAAAACTGGGCATATAAAGAATTTTTCAAGCCCTACCGAGAGAACACATTGCCACAATACCGCAAGTTTATACAAAGCCTACCCACAGATAACCCATACCTGCATCCAAGTTACCTGCAATCGTTATTACGATTAGATAAAAACAGTCGCGAACGCCTCTATTTTGGCAACTGGGAGTACGACAACGACCCTGCCACATTAATAGACTACGATGCTATTGCCGACTATTTTAACCCCATACATATAACCCCCGAAGGGCTCAAATACCTAACTATAGATGTAGCCCGAAAAGGGCGCGACAATACCATTTTCAGGGTGTGGCACGGTTGGCTGTGCATCCATCGGGAGGCTATAGCCAAATCAGGACTTGACGAGGTAGTAGCACGAGCGCGCCAGTTACAAGCAAAGTTTGGCATTGCACTCAGCAACACCATAGCCGATGAAGATGGTGTGGGTGGCGGTGTAGTCGATTTCCTGAAATGCAAAGGATTCATTAATAATGCTTCGCCACTCGAAATGAAAGAGAACGGCACCTATGTAAAGCCAAATTATGACAACCTCAAGAGTCAATGCAGTATTAAAATGGCAGAAATGATAACCGCTCGCATGGCAGGTGAAATCTGCGATAACGACACCGTGCAGCAAACCACCATTGAGGAGATGGAACAAGTAAAACTAAAAGATATAGACAAAGATGGCAAACAGGGCATTATACCCAAAGACCGCGTAAAAGCCCTCATAGGGCGCAGCCCCGACGAATGGGACAGCATCATGATGCGTTACTGGTTTGCTTTACGCAAAAGTTATAACGCGCGCGTTCGGGTGGGGTAGTCATTGCGAGCAAAGCGCGGCAATCCACAACCCATAACACTAAACTAAAAAACAAAAAATGAGAAACATCACACTAAAAAAATATTCCCAGTTAGGCGACACCCTCCTGTATGATGCCGTTCTAGAACACCTTAACCCAAAAAACAGCTTTGCCAAAAAGCAAATGAGCATCAACAGTATGCCGTATGCTAACGTAAAATATGCTATTAGGCTATTGCCAAAAATAAAAGACTGGGCAGGTATATATCAGCTGTTTAATATCTGTTATGATGTAACCGAAAAAGAATTTTGGAGAGCAAGCATTACCGAATATTTCAGTGCCAGAAAATTTATCTTAAAAGAACTGGAACGTGTAGTATTTACAGAGAACAAAGTAATGTCGTCACAAAGCACCGATAGTCACCTCTGGAAGTTGGCTGGTGCCGAAAAACTAAACACCTATAACGACACCCTGCCCCTTGTGCAACTCGGTAAGCTGCTGGGGCAATACCCTTTCGACTTGGGGCGCAAACCCTATGGTGAAATTTTTAGCCTACTAGCACAAACCAAGCTACAAAATGAAGTAGAAGCCGATTATAGAAAACTAAGTGTACAGTAGTAATTAATAAACAATCGCAGTTGATAGTTTAAAGTCGCAGTCATTGCGAGGAGGGACGACGTGGCAATCTTTAAAGAGTTTTATTCGAGCATTATATATTCTTCGCCATTGTATACGCCTATACCGTTAGCGGCTGTAAGAAACAATAAGCGATTATCGTTAGTAAAAGCAACTTGCTTTACAGGCATTTGCATACCTATAGCAAGATTTTCACGCTTGGCAGTCAATACAGGCGAAAATAATTTCTCAACATCAATAAGTTTATTTTTTGTTGATATAGCAGCTCTATAAAAGCCATCTGAGCTTGCAAAATAAAGTTTTTTCTCTGCTTTATTCCATGCACCGGCACCTATAAATAAACCGTTTTCAAGCACTATTTTTTCGCCTTCAAAATCAAAGTCAGAATCATAAGAATCATAAAGCTTTATAGCTTTAAGACTAGGACTAACTTTGTATATTTCGCCATGCCTGCCACGGTGCTCTATACCCTCGGTAACATAAACGTTCCCTAAGGTATCTTCTGTGAAAGACTGTATATAATTCAGTTCTGTCACCTCATCTAATATCTTATTATTATTAGCATCAAAAGTATTTCTGGTACAGCCAAACTCGCCCATACAATCACTCATCCATATACGGTCATTACTATCAATAAAGGCTACTGTTGGAACATCAAAATATATATCTGGATCTGAATTTGCACCATTGAAGGAAACTCTTTGCATAGCGCTAAAACCTGTATTTTTAAATTGATTATATAACTTATCTTCTTTTACACAATATAACCCGTCATTTAAAACAAAATACATTTCATTTTTAGAATTAAAAAAAATAAAATAGATTTCAGTCGCTGTTTTCTTAGGTCTATAAATCAACTCAGCACTATAGTAATGCTTTAACCGATAAACAAAACCCTTACTGCTTCCCAAATAAACAACATCGTTTTTATTTTTTGCAAGAGCAGTATATTTTGGTAAAGTATCGTTTTGCTTATATATTTTTTTAAGCGTTTTTAAATCCCATACAGTCAATTGTCCTTTATCGTTCAACGCATAAAGGTTACTATCATCATTAAGCATTGTTGTATAGATTTTTTCCGATGGTTCTGTACTCTCGCTTTGAGAATAGGAAACAAAACTGCACAATAATGAAAAAGCTATATATAAATATTTCATCCTTATCTGAATATGTTTTCGCATCATATATTTATCAGTTGAATTATGTAAACCTACAAAATTTTTGACTATTTAAGATTGCCACGTCGTTCCTCCTCGCAATGACAGAACGCAACAGTATTGTCATCTCTTTATGAGTGCAACTGAAAACCGCGACTGCGACTGAAAACTAAAGCTAAGAACTTCAAACAAACAAAACTATTACCTATTGGCTAATGCCCAACATCTAAAATAAAAAGCTTTCCTCAAACACTTTTAATGAAAGACATTGTACGCATACTAGAAGACCTTGCTATAGAAAAAGGGCTAGAATACCACTATGGCAAAAAAGCAGCCCTCAACCTGCTCGATGGCTCGGCAGCGGTAGGTACAACCTACCTATTACATGAATTTACCAATCGAAAAAGCGAATACAACAGCAGCGGTACTAAAATAACCACTACTGAATATGAAGGGAAGTTTTTCCTTGTAAAACACTCCGATTACGACCAGCAGTATTTTGCCGAAAGAGGCACACAAGCCACCTCAAAATATGTAGTAAATATAGAGCCACTACTACAAGTATTTACCCAAATGGGCGACCGCCTTGCCTGCCTTGGTACAGTAGTTACCCAATGGGACAATATAGACGTTACCGATGCCCTCGATGCTAATATGGATGGGCTACTATGCAGTTACAAGATTCGCATTCCGCATAATTATGAGTAGTATAAAAACACTCCTAGCTGCCGAGTTCGAAGCTCTAAAAGCCGACATTATTGCAAAGTATGAGGCTTCGGGATTAAAAGCTTCTGGCAACTGGGCTACTACGCTAGCGGTACAAACAACAGATAGTAGTGCTACACTAATGGGTGCTGCCTATGCCGATGGTCGCCCACCAGGCAAACAACCACCTAGCGAAGCCATATTACAATGGATAAAAGTAAAAGGCATAGCAGCACAGGCAGAAAATAATATAAGCCTTAGTAGTCTTGCTTACCTCATAGCCCGAAAAATAGCCCGCGAAGGCTGGACACCCCAGCAAAGCGGTAGCGATATAGCAGCAAGTGTAGCCACCCCCCAGCGAATGCAACAAATTATAGACCGCATAAGCGATGTATATATAACACAATTTAGCAACGATATCATCAACTTCTTAAAACAAAACAAAGCATGATAAATTTCTTACAGCCTATTGAAGCGAACAAACTTCGTATGGCGTATAATAATGATATTATTCGGTTTCAAACCAGTAGTAACGCTAACCCTATTTCGTGTAATATACACGACAGTTTTAACACCATAAACGCTACACTATACCCCAACCCAGAAGGGGAGTTTTATTTTAATTTTCGCCCCTATGTATCAGCACTAATCAATACCCAAAATTTTGATGATACTATGGAGCCCAACATACAAGGTGGTGATGCAAACAGCTATGTCTATAACTTTACTAATGGTACTTATACACAGCGCAATATTACCTTTACAGTAACCTATGATGATACTACTACAGAGAGTATTAGTTATTTACTATCATGGCTTGCGGGTGTACAGCAACCAACAAATATAAATAAGTTCTATACAGACGATTTACTATTGCTTTCACCTTATAAAAACGATTCGGCAAATAGTCATTACCTTAAGTACTGGCAAGGGTATCCGTTCGATATTCCTTTTTATAACACCTCTTCTCATGTTAATCCATTAACAGGAACAAGATCATTACTTATAACTAACGAAACCAACTTATTATCCTATAACTTCAGTACTATTGGCTCTTGTTATCGATTAGTAATTTCAGATGGACGAACCAATGTAACCCTCGAAGATTTATTACCTCTTGCAGAAGGCTATAACGAGCTGGTGTGTTTAACATCAACACTTACTTTTGTAACCAAAACAAAATATCTAACCCTAGAAAAAGCCCCATATACTTGCGGTGTTTACTTAAAATGGCTCAATGCCATGGGAGGTTACAGTTATTGGCTGTTCGAGAACACCTATAGCATAGATAGAAAAACAAAACATATGGGCGAAATAGACCGAGACAACAGCAACCTCGAAGATACCTTTGCCCGTGTGGCAACACTGGGTAAAGAAAGCCAAGACACTATAAGAGTTATTGCCGAATTGCTCAATGAAGATGAAAGAGGCATTGTAGAAGGTATTCTAGACAGCCCAAAAATATACCTATTTACAGGCAAACCTTATGCACAAAATAGTCATCGCGACTGGATAGAGGTTAGCCTAAAAACAAGTAGCGCACGCCTTAAAAACCCACGACAACCCCTTACCAATTTTACGTTTGATTTAGAACTACCAGAAAGGTACACACAAACGCTTTAATACAGTCATAAGGTTGAAAGTCGTAAAGAGGAAAGAATACTTTACGAACTTTAAGACTTTAAGACATTCTACTTTAGGCTTTATGACTAAATACCTTTAAGATTTTTACAAACCCTCTAAAATTGTCTCTACTCCTATACATAAACGGGCAGCTAGTCGACTTAGACCCGAAGCAGATTATTGCCCAAACAAAACAGATAAATGACCTGAGCAACCTGCAAAACCGACAAACAAATTATACTAACAAGTTTAAGCTGCCAAAAACAGCAACAAATCTTAAAATACTGGATTTTCTTACCGTTCCTGGTAACAACTCTAATGTCCCCTATCAAAAAAACGAGTGCAGTCTGTATAGCGATACCGGCGAATGTTTTGTATATAAAGGCTGGGCAGTAGTAACCGATGGCGGCAAGTACTTTAATGTAGTTGTTTATGATGGTATTATCGATTTATATAAGGCTATAGAGGGTAAATCTCTTGCCGATTTAGACCTTAGCGATTTACAGCACCAAAAAAATGTTGATACAATAGAGCTTAGCTGGACAGATACCCTGCCTTATAAATACATCCTTACAGATTATAATGGCGGTACACGACTACGTTCAGGAATTCTCAATATAGGTCCTCCAACTATAAATGCAGATTATCTAGTACCTTCTATTAGTGTTGCTTGGTTATGGCACAAAATTTTTAGCGAACATAACATTGCCTATAGTGGTTCTATATTTGACATGCAAGAATTTAAAAACCTATGGATAACCTATCCTAAGGGTTTAAGTACAGGCGATAATCCAGAAGAGCTATTTGAGAGTTCTGACTGTGGTTACGAAAGCTCAGGCGGAAATGTAAAAACAATCTATATAGGTTATAACAGTAGTACTACTAACGAAATTGTTGCAGCCATAGATAACAGGCATTTAAAAGTAGCCGAAGCAGGCTACTATCGTATAGAAGTATCAGGAAATATTGACACTAGGGCTTTCCTTGGATACCCTAAACCGTTTAAACTATTTTTAGGAAAAAACGCCCCATATGTAGCAGCACATGAGGTGCAAGAAATAGCCCTAGTAGGCGATAACATGACCTCTAATGAAGGTTTTGAAAAAAGTAAACTCATTTATCTTAACGATTACGACTCTGTATGCTTACTCATTGGTAAAGCCTCAAATGCGAGCAGCACTAATGGTTTTCATCTAAACTCAGCAACAGATGTTAATGTAAAGTTGACAAAGGTAAACGTAAATGAATATGATTTTATTGAAGATTTTTCTGGTTTTTCTATGCGCGATTTCCTTACAGAAGTAATACAACGTTTTGGGCTCACGCTATATAAAGACAAGTATAGTAATAGTTATGAATTTCTTACGCTTCAAGAACAATTACAAACTGCCGAAACACAAGACTGGAGCAGTAAATTTATTTCAAAAACATCAGAGAAATATGCTTACGGTAACTATTCTCGGCGTAACTGGTTTAAATACAATTACAACGATAAAGATGCTGGGTATAACGATAGTTATATTGATATAGACAATGAGCTGCTCGCAGAAAGTAAAGATCTATTTAAATCTAAAATATACAGCCCAGAGAAAATAAAAACAACCTATTTGGGAAGGCAACATCATGTATATAAATTATGGGAAAAAGAAACCGAAGATGTTACTGATGAAGATACAGATATAGTAACTACAACCACAAGCTATAAACCTCTAGACAAAAGGTTTTATCTACTAAGAGCCGAGAATGAGAATAGAAGTATTAAACTAAAATCGCCACAACTAGGGCAAAGTACATATGTAAGCAATATATGGGTAGAAAACTACTGGAAATTACCCTTTCATGACACCATACAAAGCTACTATACCCCATTAAGGTTATTGCTGCAAAATGCAATGATAACAACTGCCGAACTCTACCTAACAGATATTGATATTGCTAATTTCGACTTTAAAAAACTCTATTATATAGAGCAACTCGCAGGATACTTTATTATCAATAAAATAACCAATTATATACAAGGCAAAACTGTAAAATGCGAACTTATTAAAATAAACTTCGGGCTACAAGAAACAGCATTACCACCTGCCATTAAAATAAACAAAGTACTAGTAGACTCACATAATGTACTTATCTATTTTGACCTTAATATTGATGTTAATAGCGTTACCCTACAAATATCAGATGATAACCAACAAACATGGGACAACTCACCAATGGGAGCTTCATCAAATCCACGATATTATAACTCTACACCTACAGGTAATTTTCATATTCGTCTCGAAGCAGGCGGCGAGTTTTCCGAAATCGTACAAATCACTATTCCGTCTAACAATGTCACCATTATATTATGATAACACCTCTAAGCAACATAAAACCTTTTATAAATTTCGGCTTTGGCACAACTTCAAAACAAGCAGCAACAGGCGAAACAGTAACCATATGGCTAGATACTATTTACAATCAAAAAGCATATACTTTTAACACAAATGCACAAGATGCCACAATAACAAAAATATCAAATTATGAGTATCATCTCACCTATACTCAACCAGGCAATTATCAAGTGAGCCTTACAGCAAACACTATAGATAAAACTACAAGTCTTGAAAGCAATATTTTAACCCTAACCGTAGTATAAAATGAGAAATGAGAAAATAATATTGGCAGAGATTGACGTAGATATTAAACCATATATTGAAAGTCAAAAAACACTCGAAAATCAACTAAAGATACTCCTTGACAAACAAATGGAAATGTTTGCAAGTGGCAAAAAAAACACACAAGAGTACAAAGAACTTACTCAAACTATAAACACCCTAAATGAAAAATACAATGTTCAAGCAAAATTAATTAGCGAAAAATTAAAAGCAAATGAAAAATTAATTGCCAAACAAAAAGCACTAGAAGCCTCAATAGCTAAAACAAATAAAACCGAAAATGAATATGTCAAAAACAATAAAAAGCTCATAAAACTAAGATCAGAGCTAAATGTAAACAGTGACAACTATCAAAAAAACCTCGACTTAATAAACACAAAATTACAAGAAAACAACAAATGGATAAGTGAAAATGCAAGTGCCCAAACAAGGCTAAACACTACATTTGATGGCTATAAAAGTCAAGTAAAAGATTCTTTTAACCAAATCAACCTGCTAAACGGCGGTTTAGGTGGCTTTATATCAAGAGCCCAAGAGGCAGGCGGTGTAATGCCGTTATTATCATCAGGGTTAAAAGGAATTACCTCTGGTATAGGAGGGATGACAAAAGCATCACTAAGCTTTATAGCCACACCCATAGGAGCAATAATTGCAGCACTAGGGCTAGCATTTAAAGCAGTTTCTAGCTATTTAACAGGCACACAAGAAGGCATGGACAAACTTACTGCTGTAACACGTCCATTACAATCTGTATTTAGTGCCCTAATGACTGTTTTTCAAAATGTTGGAAAATTTTTAGTAGATGCCTTTAGCAACCCTGTAGAGTCAATAGAAAAATTTGCAACATTAATAAAAGATAATATTGTAAATAGATTTACTGGTTTACTAGAATTAATCCCCAATTTGGGTAAAGCAATAGGACTACTGTTTAAAGGCGAATTTAGCGAAGCTGCAAAAGTAGCAGCCGATGCAGCGGGGAAAGTAGCACTAGGCACCGAGAATATTACCGATAAAATATCAGAGGCAGCTGCAGAAACAAACTCCTATTTAACCGAAGCCTATAATAGAGGTAAAAAAATAGACGAGCTACAAAAAGCACTAGATAAAAGCCTTGCCGAATACACTAAAAACACAAGTAAGCTTAGTATAGAGCTTGACAAGCAAAATACAATAGCCGACGATACTAATAGAACTTTTGAAGAAAGAGAAACAGCAGCAAAAAAAGCAATCGATACAGCAACAGCCCATAACAAGCTGATAGCCGATCGTATGCAACAAGAAATAGAGTTGCTACGAATAAAGTACCAAGAAAATGGATTTACAGATGCAGAAAAGGCAGAACTTGCAGATCTAGTAGCGAAAAGAAATGAAGCTATTGCTCAACACCAAGCAGGAGAAAAGGCACTATACGATAAAGTCGATAGTATACATTCAGAACATGAAACCAAAGAAAAAGAAAGACGACAAAAACAACGTGATGCAAACAGTGAAGAGGCTAAAAGACTACAATTAAATCTTGACCTTTATATGCAGGCACAGAGTCAAAAAGAAATGTCTGCCGAAGAGGAAATAGCCTATCTAAAAAACATACAAGAACAAAAAACAGCTATTGCAAAAGCCGAATTTGCTGCAACAGCAAGAACAAAAAACGATGAGCTTGCCCTCAAGCTAAAATTAAATCAAATAGAAATTGACAGCTCTAAAGAACAAGCAGAAGTAGCTATTGCCAATGCTAATTTAAAACTTGCTAATTATCTAGAAAACCATAAAAGTAAGATAACTGCCGAAACCGAACTAACAGCAGAAATAATTGCCGAAGAAAACAAAAGGTTAGAGGGCATTAAAGAGCAAAAACTCAAAACACTAGCTGTAGAGCTAGGTACTAACGATGAAATCATCAAAGCAAAAAGAGCAAAAAATCAATTGCTTAGCGAAGAAGATTTAGCATACCTCGCACAAAAAGAAGAGATAGAAAACGAGCACAAGGCAACCGTAAAAGAAAATAATGAAGCTCTTGAAGAGCAGGAAAAAGCCGAAAAAGTTGCAAAGCATGAGGAAGAATTTCAGCAAAAACTCGCTTTGGCAGCTAATGAGTATGACCAACAAAGAATTATTGAAAATGAACGTTATGCACAAGAACTCGCAGAAATAGAACAAAGAAAAATTGACGAAAACCTTTCTGACCAAGCATCTAATGCTTTAAAAGAACAAGCCCAAAAAAATCATTCAGCAAATTTAGAAGAGATAAAAAAGGCTGAATTTAATAATAAAGTAGAGCTTGCCAAAGGTGCATATAACAACATTGCCACTATATTAGGCAAAGAAAGCGAAGCAGGTAAAGCAATGGCTATTGCCCAAGCCACTATCGACACCTTTAAAAGTGCTGTTTCCGCCTATGGTGCTATGTCGGGAATTCCAATAGTAGGTCCTGCTCTAGGAGCTCTCGCAGCTGGGGCAGCTGTAGTAGCAGGGGTTAAAAATGTAAAAAAAATAGCCAGTACTAAACCCGCAAAAGCACCCAAAGCTGAAAAAGGAGCACTCTTCAATATTGGTGGCAACAGGCACAGCAACGGCGGAACCATGTTTACCGGAGCCGACGGTACACAGTTTGAAGCCGAGCAAGGCGAACTCATTGGGGTAATGAACCGCAACGCAGCCAGTCACTTCATGGCATTCAATAACGCTTTCCCAGCAGGCGGAAGCAGTCCATCTACAAGTAACTACTTTGCCAATGGTGGTATAGTATCGCGTGACATAGCCACACCAGGAGTAAATACAGATGAGCTTGCCACAAAAATAGCCCAAGCCAATAGTAACATCCCCGCGCCAGTAGTATCCGTACAAGATATAGTTACCGAAGGCGACAGCTATGTACAAGTAAGGCAGGGAGCCGATTTTTAACTTAAAGTCCAACCATTCCCCTCCTTAGTCGGGGTGGCTGAAAGTCGGGGTGGTAAAAAAACCATCTCAAGTTTTCTTATTACCATACAATCTCCATGATAAAAAGCATACTCTCAGGCTGGAAAAACTACCTCGCCAAAAGCGAAGTAACCGAAGCCGTGGCAAAAAAGCGGGCTGCACTATGTGCAGCCTGCCCACACGCCCAGCAAGGCAAGCTACTCGCCTTTGTAAAAGACACCCTAAAAGAAGTAGAAGGCGCCTACTGCAACCAATGCGGTTGCCCCCTTAGTGCCAAAGTGCGCAGTAACGATATTTGCCCAATAAACAAATGGTAAATGAACCGCTACCAAACCATAACAAGCCTTGGCGATAACTTTATGAAACTAATGGGGAAAAACCTCATACCCATACACATACTCGACTGGAAAGTGTACTATGAAGCCTATCTAAAAGAAATGGAATACCAGCAAAAACACTTTAAAAAACCCCGAAAAACCCATGCAGCAGGCTGTGTAGCCGAACAGTATAAAATAACCGAACGCACCATGTTTAACATCATCTCCTTTATGGAAGGGAGTTGAAATAATCATTCAAAATTTTCTCCCTAACATCATATTTTATATACTATATTTTTCCAAATTAAAAACTTTAGGGTATTCTAATATTCTGTGATTATTCGTTTCTTCAATTAACTCAAATCTTCTATAACATCTAAGTCTGAACTTTGCAAAACCTAGATTTAAGCCTAGTTCATTACATATTTCTATACAGTACTTTTTTAATTGCTTTTCTATATGATAAATCCACCTTAAAATCTCATTAGTTTGTTTTACAATTAACACATTATGACCGCTTGTAACCTGTCCTAATCCTGGATTTCTATAAATATCACCATCTATCCTCGTTAACGCGATAGCACATCTTTCATACCATAATTGATTAGAATTGAAAGGTGTTAAAACCTTAGTGTCTTCAGTTTCTGGTATTCTAAACTGTTTAATGATATGAGGAAAATGATTATGTAATATTCTTAACCATTTCTCATCATAAAATGTTCTTTCTTTATGATTTTCGGCACCTAAAAATATAATATTGTTATCATCAATATAGGTGAATAAGAGAGAATTAACCTGCTTTACAAAAAGCGGATTTTTATTATCTCTCTCAATAGATAAGTGAAAATGAAAAATATTCCATTCATTTCTCAAATGATCATGAAAATTAGTTTGTAAAAGTCTCTTACTTTGAAAAGAATTCAAATTACCTCCATTTCTTGCCACATTATATATAAATTCTATTTCCTTCCTTTTAGGATGAAAAAATATATCTTTTACAAAATCAGGATTCATTTGAACATACCTTGACACTTCAGGTATTATTTTTGAAAAAACATTTAAATAATCTAATAATATCTTATCTATTCCATTTTTATTAGACATCCTTAGCCCCACTCTATTATAAAGTTTTTTCAACTCAATTCTTAAGTCACTTTCAAAATCTACATCTATTTCCATAATAAAACCACTATCATTCAAATATAGTAAAATCCCCCAACTGAAAACCCCACTTCAGTAAAACCCTCAATACATGCCCTATCTTTGTAATATCAAAACAGCGCTGCAATACTTCTTTTAAATGTTGACAACCGTTCAATAGTTAAAAACCAAAAATTCTTCAATACCCCAATATTTCACTCATTCCATATCGAATGACAGGAAACATTTATATCTCCGGTCAGATAGGCACATTTGATGGCGTTACAGGTACAGAGCTTATCGATGTAGTAGCTCAGGTAAAAAAACAACCCAAAGCAACCGCCTACAACGTGCACATCAACTCCGAAGGAGGCTTGGTAGATGTAGGTTTCGACATTTACCATTACCTAAAATCACTAGGCAAACCCGTTACCACCATAGGCAGCGGTATAGTGGCAAGCATAGCCACCGTAGTATTTATGGCAGGCAATAAAAGAGTAGTGCGCGAAAACACCCCTTTTATGATACACCTCCCGTGGGGTGGCTCTATGGGCACTGCCGATGACCTAGCCAAGTTTGCCAAACAACTACGCGCCATAGAAACCAAAATGGTAGGCTTTTACAAAAAAGCACTCAACGTGCAAGAGCAAGCCATACTACCATTACTAAAAAACGAAACATGGCTATCGGGCACACAGCTCACCGCCCTTGGCTTTACTACTTCGCAGCACGTAAAAATAGCTGCAAAAGCATTCATTAATCCAAAAACTATTATGAGAGGAACACTTACCGAGAGGGACAGGCACTGGATGGAAGGTCTGTTCAACCGTGTGCTGGCAAAATTTAAGCACAGCAACGTTTACAACAAAATCGTACAAGATGCCACAGGTGCAGAACTCGATTTTACCGAACTAGCAGATGACGAAATCATCGAACTAGGCTCTATTGCCACAATAGATGCCACACCAGCCGAAGGCGAATACATGATGCCCGATGGTGCTACCTATATATTTGAAGCAGGAGAACTTGTAGAAATTATAGAAGCCGAAGAAGGCACCGATACTGGCGCAGCAGCTGCTATACGTGCCGAAAACAAAGCACTAAAAAGACAACTCAACACCATAAAAGGCGAAGTACTAGCACTAAAAAGACAAGTAGGCAGCCGTTACAGCCTAGACGGCAAAAAAGTAGCAGCTCGCAAACCAGGGCAAAATGATAAGCTATCTGGTATGAAGCAATATTTGCAAAATAAAAACAGAAAGTAATGGGACTAATTAACGCAGATGCTTTAACACTACATGCCCGCGAGGCCGAAACGGTAAGCGAGGTCATTTTTGAAAGAGTTTTTAACGACAGCGACCTTGCCGAGTATCACGAAATAGAAACAGGTATTAATGTAAAAACCCAAATTGCTTTTGCCGAAAGACTAGGACTATTAGGTAAATTAAGTGAAGGGTGTACACCAAATGAAGCTGATGGTTTTGCCCTTACCGAAAAATTCTGGACACCAGTATTAGAGGATTTTAGGTTAAAACACTGTCAAAATGATATGCCTGCATTACTAAAACTTTTTAGAAAATCGCAACGCATAAACCCTGATTTTTTTGATGCCGTAGGCTCAGAAGAATTCGGGATCATCATCTCAGCAGTAGAGTCAGCCCTAATAGAAAATATCCACCGTAAAGTATGGTTTAACGATACTGCTGCTAAAACAGTAGATGATGCAGAGACCCCTGGTGTATTTACTAGTAATACAGATGTAGATTACTTTAACTCTTTCGATGGCTTGTTCAAACAAATCATGACAGAGGTAAGCGATGAAGAAATTGATCTTAAACACATCAACATTACAGATAACGAAGGAGACTCTTATGCCAACCAAGCCCTTGCCGAAGATGCTGCCATAGCAATATTCGAACAAATGGTAACAATTGCCGATGAAAGACTTGTCTCTAACGAAGACAGTTTTATACTTGCCACTCGTACCCTAGCCGACAACTACCGCGCTACACTAAGAAACAAAAACTTAGGATCAGGATTCCTTGAGGTAGTCGAAGAAGGCAGACCAAAATTATACTTTGACGGTATCGAGGTAAAGGTTCGTTATGACTGGGATAGGTACATTAAAACCTACCAAAACAACGGTACAAAATGGAACTTACCACACCGTGCAGTATTTACTACCAAGTCAAACATACCCGTAGGTACACTTAGCGAAGAAGACCTAACAACCCTAGATGTTTTTTATGATAAAACAGAAAAAATGAACATCATGGATGCTGCCTATACTATAGATGCTAAACATCTTGAAGCCTACATGACAGTAGCAGCTTACTAAATCATTTTCAGAAACAACAAGCAGTTGCTACCACAGGCGTCATTGCGAGCGCAGTGCAACGGAGCGTGGCAATCTGATCGATACAAAACCATAGATCATAAAGAGATTACCACGTCGTTCCTCCTCGTAATGACAAAACAAACAAAAATCAAAAATCTTTCAACTTTAAAAACAAAACAAAATGCCAGATTGTACAGGAAACTTAACAGCAGATATATTATTTGACTGCGCCAATGCGCCAATAGGCGGAATAGAACAAAACATCGTACTTATTAATAAAGACGACATCGATTTATCAACTACAACTGTAGATTTAACCAATCGTGTTTTAGTCACTAATCTTCAACTAAAACCAGGTAAAACGGGTTATAGGTTAGAAGGTATAAAACAGTCAAACGGAAAAGCGTGGGAATTAGTAAAAAAAGAAAACGCCCCTGACAAGTTTAAACACACATTTAGCGGTGTAATTTTTAACCCAAGTACAGACAACAAACAACAAGCCGATGAATTATCTAAAGGTGCTAAATATGTAGTTGTTGTAGAACAAGTATGGAAAGGTGCTGACAGCGCAGATGCCTTCGAAATACTAGGGCTTAAATCAGGCTTAGAGCTTATTACCATGACAAATAGCTCCAAAGAAAACGACAACATGATTATGTTCGAACTTTCATCTGCCGATGGGTTTGAAGAAGTAACAATGCCAAAAACATTGCTTGAAACTGATTATGTAGCAACTAAAACTGCTTTCGACAGCAAGTTTGTTGAGGCTGAAGCATAATTCATGGACTTTACCACTATGGATATCCGTACCGTCACCCAAGGAAAAAGGGGTGACGGCATACGGTATCTCCAGCTATTTATGCAGGAGTATACCTCACTATTTAATGAGAAGGTTAACCCCGGTTGCCCTAAATGTTTAACCCGATACTTAACAAAGTATAAAAACCATTTTAAAGCCATGGAAAATACATCAAAATATAGGCTTCATGCCAAATACGAAAATATTCCGTTAGCATTCGGTTCATCAATACTGGTTAACAACACCAATATTACACCCGAATATGCCAAACAATTACTAGCACGCCCTAATGGCGAACGTCTTTTTGCATACATCCCTACCGAAGAGGAATTAGCAGCAGCAGAAACACCAAAACCAAGAAAAAAACGACAAGTAAAGAAACAACCTTTACAGCACAACATAAAAAAACAATCCGATCTTGAAACCGATGATACCGATGCTTTACCTAACCCCGAAGCACAATGAGAACATTACTCATAGACGTATGGAAACGGTTAACCCCGTGGAGTAAAAGCGCCGATGTATATGCCAATGATACTGATAATGGCTACCCCGAAAGGATGGACAGACTCATTAACAACAGCGTTACCGCAAAATCGGCAGCAGCCATAATGGTACAGTACCTCATCGGTAAAGGATATGGCGAAGAGAACAACAACCTAATTATCAATAAGAATAAAAACCTAAAACTTATTGACTTTGCAGATGATGTAGCAGATGATTTGGTAAAACAACGTGGTGTTTTTATTCACATTAACTGGAATGCACTCTACCAAATAGCCGATTTTAGTGTAATCCCTTACGAGTGGTGTCGCATTGGCAAAACCGATAGTAATGACTATGCAGGTAAAGTAGCCGTAAGTAAAGAGTGGCTACGCCCTAAAAAAGTCGACATTCAGCTGATAGATACTTTTAACCCACGCAAAAAAGTAATAGATGCACAGGTAGAAAAAGCAGGCGGTTGGGAACATTACAAAGGGCAAGTACTATATGTAAATATGGACACTAAGCTCATCTACCCCCTATCCCGCATCGACTCGGTAGCCGATGATTGCGATAGCGAATCGCAAGCAGCCATCTATAAAAACAGACTGCTTCGCAAAGGCTTTTTTGGTAACACACTAGTTGTAACCCGCCCGTTAGTTGGCGAAGGACTAGAACCTGGTAGCCACGCCCTACTAGATGCCGAAAGCGAACGCGAGAAGTTTCAGGAAGCTATTAAAGATAGTCTTGGCGCACAAAACACAGGCGGTGTACTCTGCCTAGAAATGGATTTTGCAGGCGAAAAACTGGAAGATGCCATACTAATAAAGCAAATAGAAAGTAAAATAGACGACAAGTTGTTTGATTATACCGAAACCAGCGTTCGCGAAAACATCTTAGTAGCATTTAACAACCTTCCCGCAGGGCTTATTAAAACCAACGAAGCCTCATTATTTGGTAACTCAGGCGAGGCAATTCGCGAAATGAAACGCACCTATTGGGAGAACACTACTAAAGAGCGCAACTTGCTTACATCGGTTATCAATCAGCTATTACAACAATCGCAAGATTATGCCAGCCTTACCGTAGAACCCTTAAAACTTATAGATGATGATGCAGCCCTTAATAACACGGAATGATATTGCACAGTACAAGCAACTATCTAAAACACCAAATGATGCTAAGTTGAACGAAATGATACTCGACGCACAACTACTAGACATTCAGCCATTACTGGGCGAAAAGTTGTTTAATGCTATTATGGCAGCACCCGAAAGTTTTGCAGCTCTGCTAGAAGGTAGTATTTATGAAAAAGACGGAATTAGCTATACCAACTATGGTTTAAAAATGGTACTGTCCTATTTTACGTATGCCCGTTACATGATGTTTGCATCGGTAACGGACACGCCGTTTTCGGTAGTAGAAAAACTGAATAATGACAGTCGCCCTGTAGAAACTGCAACCAAAAAAACAATATACCAGCTAAACCGCGATGCTGCCTATAAAGTATGGGAAAGCGTGCACAACTGGCTGATAAGAACAAGCAATGAAGACTATAAGAAAAACTGCGGTGTAGCAAGTACTAACCAAGGTATGCGATTTACCAAAATAGGATAAAAATGATTATAATAAACAGTTTAAACGAGAGCCGATTTACCTTTAATGGTGTTCAATATTTTAAAAATTATGTTACCAAAATAGCAGGCGATAAACTTACTATTTATAACACCTATAACAATAAAGATGTACTTGTACCATTAACCCCATTCGACCAGTTTCGAGTAAATGGAAGCGTGTATGACACTATAGAAGAATTGCAAATCGCCATTATAGGTATTTGCTACACCAGAACCACGTTAGATGAAGGCTCTCCAAATGGTCAAAATAATATTGGTAGATACCTATCATTTGGTGAAATAGCTGGCGGAAATGACTATATAACCCCCACCGATGTAGCTACATTTATTAACAACCTTGACTACAGCATAGTAATTACTGCTATAGATGCCCCTGTTACATTTGATTTTACCCGAAATGGAGTTCGATATCTATTTGATTTCACACCTGGAAAAGGCATGTGGGGTAGTGCAAGTGGTGCAAATTTTGGAGGAACTGTACAGTCATTTCACTTCAAATTAAAAAGTGTCTTTAAAATTACGCCAACTGATATCGAAGATAATCAAGGTGCTACAATTATATCGTTAGGTGATATACCAACAGGCGACTATCTAACAAAAGCCAATAGTGTACAACGTGATTTTAATGACGCAGGAGAGCTTGATGAAAATGGCAGTGTTATAAGTTACTATTTTAGCTACACTACTGATACTATATTGTATTTTATACAGTTTGTAGGCGCAGCAGGCGTATATAACGGCACACTGGTAGCTGATGATCTTGTATCGACTACAAATAATAATGTAACCATCGAGGTTGATTATGAAAATGTTTTACAAACAGGAAACTTTGCCAGTATTGGTGCCATACATAAAGATACAGATACAGGTATGATTACCGAATTTCACGGTAGTGGTTTCGGTAGTACATTAGGCGATTATACCCAAAAATTTTTAGTCGATACCCCTGTGGGAGATTACACTATAACTTTCCCTGCAGCAACACAAAATGATAATGTCGTATATGAATCTGCATTACATGAGGGGTTGAATGGTTTAGACTTGCAGGCTATTACTGATAACGGAAGTAGTACTACAAACAGTATAACAACAGGAGGTATAACCAGTAATGGAAATATAAACCTTATAAGTTACAATGGTTCGTATATATATACTGATGAGGAAATTGGGTTAGTCATAGGTGGAGGAAGTAATGGTTTGTCTTTCTCATCATTAGATGGATTTAGTGCAGGGAGTAATGGAGATATTACGGTAAATGCTGGAAATGGAGGTTTTAAATATGATGCTGATTATTCAGCTTACTATACAGACCGCTCTTTAGTAGATAAAGAATATGTAAACAATCAAGTTGGCAATCCAATACCTTTAACAGGAACAGAAGAAGGAAACCCTGTTACTGGAAATCTAGAGTTTGATGCGAGTAGTACAGTAGGATTAAATGCTAATGCTGGAGGACAGATAACATTTAACAATACAGAGGGAGTTTATATCAGTGGAAACGCATCAAATGTTAGTATCTCTTCTACTGGAGGGTCTATATTAGTAGGTTATGGGAGTGTAATTATAGGTCCTAATCTTAAAAGTACTGGAAATACTTATGTTGATTATATAAGAGATATTAACGATACAACTAACGATGGTAATGTAATAGAGCTTAATAATAACGGAGACTTATACATTACAGGACGTGAAGATGTAAATCTTACAGCAGGAAATACTGGTAAATTTTTGTTCTTAGGAGATGATTACCAGATAAATACTAATACCTTGAAGGTATCTTCTGAAACATCTTTTTCTTCTACACCTACTACTATTATAGATACTCCTACATTAGATACTCACCTTACCAACAAAAAATATGTAGATGATAGTCTTCCATCAGGTGTAGGCTTTGGATATTGGAATGGTACAGATGTTTCTTTTTTAAATGGTAACAGTCAGCAAATGGTATTAGGTAATGGTACTATTTCAGATATTGACACCAAGATGCGCTCTCAGTGGATAGGTATAAACACAGGCTCAAACACTCCTGTAACATCTTCTACTAATTTTCAAGAAGCTATTTGGTCATTACAAGCTCAAGTAGAAAATGCAATACCTTTATCAGGTACAGAGGAAGGAAATCCTGTTACTGGGGATATTGAGTTTGATGGCTTTTTAGGTATTAAATGGTTACAACCTGATGGCTTAGATTATAATATGAGTATAAATAATACTGATGAATACCTTAAAATGCAAATAGACGATTTAACAAGTAGTGAATACACTTCATTCTTTTTGAGTGGTTTAGATGGAAATCTATCAATAGAAACAAATATTTCAGGCGCAAAAGGTATAACAAGTACTACTGATTTCACGTCAAACATTACAGCCCTCGACTATGTTCAAAAAAAATATGTAGATGATGTCGCCATTCAAGACCTGCAAAACGTTACTGATACAGGAGCGACTACCACAAACACCATTACAACAGGAGGCTTATCAATACCTACGGGTACGTTAAATATAACAGATGGAAACAGTTCCCACTATATTAAAGGAGATGGTACGGCATCAAGTTTTAGTTATGCTGTAAAAACTAACCTTGTAGGCTCTCATACAGTTGCTGATGGAAGTACAGATCAAATAACTGAACTCTCTCAAGTCAGAAATGCTTTTTACCAGTTACAAAATCAGATTAATACTAATGCTGACAATGCAATCCCTTTAACAGGCACAGAAGTTGGAAGTCCTATTACTGGAAATATTGAATTGTCGGACACTAACAAAATTGAACTAAATGGTTCTATAGTTAACTCATATATACAATTTAGTGATGAGGACGGTTGGTTACAATTTTCAACAACTGATATTTCAAGTGGGGCATTTTCAGGGTTTACAGTAGAAGGTGGGAGCACACAAATAGTTGTAAATGATGGTGTAGGAATTACTAAAAGCTTTAATATAGATTACGAAAGGGGTATCAGGAGCAATTCCGATTTTACACCAAACATAACAGACCTCGACTATGTACAAAAAAAATACGTAGATACTAAAGAAAGTAAAGGAAAGCTAACTCAAGGTATAAGTAGCTCATCTACTATAGATTTTGTTAGTTATAAGCAATTCGGGACAAGAACCACCCCTGTAACAGTAGATGTTACTCTTAATACAACCGATGCAGTACAGGGTATTATACAAGTTATCTACCACAATGCTGCCAGTTTTACCCCTCCGGCAGGAACTACCATAGTAGGAAACACACCCTATGTGCCTAATGTTCTAAACATGATTTGTATGAGGTACATAAGCGAAACAGTAGAGATTTGGTACACTCAAGATCAATAAAAAATGCAAAACAACTTACTAAGGTTACAGAGTAACACCCCTGCTCCATTTGATGTAATGGATAGCGGACAACTTGCTTATTCATTAATAAAGTTCACCAAAAATTCATCGAAGTGCGTAAGAATAAGAAGGAGTAACGACGATTCGGAAACAGATATTGGTTATAAATCAGATATGATTGATGAGCAAAGCATTATAGGTTTTTGCGGTACTGGTACGGGCTATGTAACTACATTTTATGAGCAAAGCGGTTCAGGGTATGACCTTTTGCAAGACAATTATGATTATCAACCCATTATATATGACAATGGTATAATTACAAGTTACGGACTACCTGCCATTGATTTTTCAGGTAACAAATTTTTTAATGAAACGGTAACTACTTTGAAAATAGGGATGTTTAATATAATATGTGAAGTTCCGCCCGATACTGGTGGTTACACCGTTATAGGTAGCCTACATGGATTAGTTGGGAATCCGTCTTTTATCGCATTTAATAATGTTGCTGGCGCATTGCCTGATGAAAAGTTTTCCTATTACGATGGTATTACTGCGCCAGATATTAATGGCGCATTGTACACCAATGGAGCTTTAATAGACAATGAACGAAAATCTATTTCTGTTGGAGCTAAAAACGGAGGGGCTTATATAAGATACAACGGTGTCACTCAAAACATATTATCAGGAACAGGAACAACTGAAAACCCCGATCTTAAAATAACAATAGGCAAACGTGCAGGACTATCACAGTATTATAACAAAAAGCTCCAACAGATTGTTTTCTTTAGCGTTAATGCTCCTGTAAATAGAACTTGGTTTGAAGCTCAAATGATAAAAAAATGGAGCTTATCTTAATATAAACCTTTCAGTTTTTGATGATATATCATCAAAAACATCAAAAAGAAAACAAAAGATTTAGAAACACAAAAGCATCATGATTATAATTAATACCGTAAGCGATACCCGGTTTTCTTTTAATGGCATTGAATATCTTAAAAATTATACATCAACAGTACACAATAATAGCCTAAGTATTTTTAATTGTTATGAACGAAAAGACGTACTCTTAGAACCAACCCCTTATAATCAGGTTACGCTCGACGGACAAATTTACAGTAGCGCTTCTGGGCTACACGCAGCATTATTGTCAGTCATTTACACAAGGAGTACACTAGCAGGCGGCACTGATTATAATCAGGATAACCGAGGCAAAAAAATATATCTCGGTTCAATTACAGAAGAAATATATCCGTTAGAAGTTATCGATAAAATAAATGCTATAACTACAACTATAACTGCTACTGACAGCCCTGTATTGTTTTGGGGAAACAGAGTAGTAAATGGTCAGGCGGTAGAAAAACTTAACTATTTATGGATGGGAGGCAAAGGTGTGTTTGGGGCAGGCGGACAATCCGTAAATCTATATGATTTATATGCATTACCCATCTCAAATCTTTCGACCGAAGATATCCTAGGGCTTGATGATACTGTTATTAATCCGCTTGGAGAAATTCCCGATGGTGATTTTCTTACTGTTATAAATCAAGGATATTGGGAGCTAAACTTATACAATAAAACTTACTTTTTTAGTTATACAACTGATGATGTATTATATTTTGTAACCTTTGTTGGCGAACCCGATATTTATGAAGGAAACTTTACCGAAGATGATTTTATAAGTACTGCAAACAGTGCACAAATACCCGAACCTATTATTCCTACACAACAGCAGGTAACGGCAGCTGGAAGTGACATCTATAACCTATCTCATTTATTTTACATGAACAATGAAGCTATAAAGGTTAGCGGAATAGGGCTAGATTATAAAAGAGACACTAAGCAAAAAGACATACGGTTTGAACAGCCTAATAACAATGACGCAGAAATAGTTACCTACACTATTCCTGCTAAAGCAGATGATGATACATTTGCTATGAAAAGTGATAGTAAAAAACAGGAATTAAAAATCATTGACAGCTTTATAATTGATGGTTTATATACCATTGTTAATGATGATTTTGGAAAAACACTAGTATATAACGGGGCAGAAAATATTAATATGCTTTTAAGCACAAATGTTAGTTATGAAACAGGCTATTTCCTGAATTTTCTACAAGCAAGCACAGGAAACATTGAGCTTGTAACCGATGGTTTTGTATTACATCACGCTCCTGATGAACTCCCTATAACCTACGGTTTCTATTCGCTTGCAGGAGTTACTATACTAGAAGAATTTTCTGCAATGGTATTTGGAAAATTAAAATTAGCCGATTAATATGTATGCAGCAATATCTAAACCTAATAGACCTATACAAAGCACCCGTTGGGATGGTTCTCAATGGGATAATGGTATACCAACAACCTATACAAATGCTTACATTGATGGTAATTACACTACTGAAGAAGCAGGTAGCTTTACATCCAGAAACTTGTTTGTAACAGGCACAGCAACAATTACCATTACGGCTGATACTCATATTAAAGTACTGAACAACTTAGAGCAAGAAGATACATCTCAAATAACCGTAAAACATAAGGGTAATCTTATGTTATTAAGTAAAAGTAATGCTGCTCCTACAGCAAGAATAAGTATAGAAAGAGTATTTGAAAATATGCAACGTTTAGATTATAACCACATTGCTTCAGCTATATCAGGAATTCCATTAAAGTCAATATCTCCTGAAACATTAGACAACAGATTTTATTCCTATGATGAGGGAACCGACTTATATGTATCTATAAATCCAAATACCGAAATAACCCTTGCCGGTAAAGGATATATGGTAAGAACACCTAATAACTTCCCCTCGACACCTACGAACTGGAATGTCAATATTGATAATTTTTCTATTGGTACTTTAAATTCTGGAGTCATCAATTTCCCCATAGTTTATGAAAGGTCTGGATTTAATTTTATAGGAAACCCTTACCCCGCAAAATTATCTTTGAGAAAGTTTTATGAAATAAATAAAAATGTAATTTATCCCCGCTTCTATATTTGGGAATATAGGTCAAATAATTCACAAGGTAATGTTTACAATTTACACAATTTAACAACAAGCAGTTACAGCGAGAATAATATTGAAATCTATCCTTTTCAAGCATTCTTTATAAAAAAACTTGATTCGTCTTTTGATGACGTTATTTTCACACCTGAAATGATTATAACAAATACTGGTTATTCAATACCCGACCGATTTCATATAAACCTGTTTCAGCAAAATATTAATTTCCCTATTGGAGCAATTTGTTATGACAGAAAACAATACAATAATAATTTTATTAATCAAGGAGACTTTGAAGGAGATCGTAACAGTTTATCAATTACAAAAAACAATGAAAACTGGCTTATCTACCAAGATGAAAACTATTCTAACAGTAATACTTTTGGTTTAAAATTATATCTTACCATAGCTGATACATATACTCTAACCCTCAAAGACATTTCAGGATTATTCGAAGAGCTACCCACAATTTTTATTGTAGATAATCTTGAAAATATTACTCATAACCTCAAATCTTCTGATTATACATTTTTCTCTGAGGCAGGGACGTTTACCGATAGATTTACTATCCAGTTTGAATAAAAATTTTCAGCAAAATATTTCTTAAATAACACATAATGAATTTTTTACTGTTATTTACATTCAAGCATTTACTATTATTGCATAACGGAAGTATCGTTATAAAGCTTAAATCAGTTTTTTTACTGTCACTACCATTTAGTGCAATAACATGGTTAATCTCAGAGATTACAAAATGGAGTATCTCTAATAGTAGCTATATTGCTGGAGTTTTAACGTGTATAGCAATAGACCACGTTGTAGGTAGTATATACCATGCACTAAAAGCTAAAGATTTTACGTTTAAAAAAAATGCTGTCGGTTTAATTACCAAACTAGCAATGTGTGCCGGAGCTGCTATTCTTTTCGAGATAATACATAATGTAGTTAAAGAAGCAACACTGGTTTACGATTATTTAAAAATAGTAACAAGACTAATTGTAATATTATACCCTGCGGGCTCTGCTTTTATGAATATGAGTGCGCTAACCAATGGGGTTTTTCCGCCGTTGGGATGGATATCAAAAATTAAGGCATTTAATAAAGATCTCGATTTAGAACGATTTAGTAATAAAAATAGTAATGGACCAACTAACAATTGAAAGAATTAAAATGCTGCATCCTAGTATGCGCAACGAAGTACTCGAAGCTTACAAATATGTAAACAATAAGTTACTAGGTAAAGGCGTAAGACTCCGCTTTAGTAGTACTCTACGCACTGCCGAAGAACAAGCAGAGCTTTATGCACAAGGGAGAACTAAACCTGGTAACAAAGTAACAAATGCAAAAGCTTGGCAATCTATACACAACTATGGGCTAGCAATAGACATCTTAATCCTTTTAGATAAAGATGGTAACGGAACATTTGAATCGGCATCATGGAATAGAAAATCCGATAATGATAATGACGGTACAGCCGACTGGATGGAAGCTATTAACCATTTTAAAGCCATTGGGTGGAGTTGGGGTGGCGATTGGAAATCGTTTAAAGATTATCCTCATCTCGAAAAAACTTTTGGTAATACATGGAGAACATTAAAAGCAAAAATTGATAACGAAGACTTTTTTACCGAGACCATAGATGGCAAGATTTATCAGTGGGTAAATCTATGAAACAATACATCTCGTATGTTGTAATTACAGCACTCGTCCTTATACTTTTTTTTCAATGTGAGCGTAGTGCAAACTTTAGAAAAAGAACCTATAACAACCAAGAAGCATTAACCGATACAATAAAGCAGTATAAAAATAAACTAGGTACTACAACAGCAAGTATAAAAACACTGCAAATGACAAAGGAGCAGCTACAAAATGAGCTTATTGAAAAGGATAGTAAACTAGCTGCTCTTGCTAGTGAATTTAAAACTATAAAACACATAACTCGCTTTAAAAGTGATGTACAGCTACAGCCTATTTCCTTTGCTTTTGATACGCCCATATACCCTACCCTTACAAAGGACTCAACAGTAACAAGCGGTTTTGAACGGAAAGGCTTTACAACTACCAAATGGTATAATATGGGGTATAAAGTGACTAATGACAGCTTTACCATACACCCATTCTCTACATGGACAGAAACTACAGTAATAACTGGCTTTAAACGTAAGTGGTTTTTAGGTAAACAAACGCTAGTAACCGATGTTACCAACACCAACCCTTATATAAAGATTAATACCATAAAAACTGCCGATGTAATAGTACCCGAACCTTGGTATAAAAAGTGGTATGTATGGCTTGCAGCAGGTTTTGTAACTGGTGTGGCAGTAACCGCTAATTAA